TTCTTTAAAACAAAATATAAAAGATATAAATACACGTAATAGCAATGGGAATACAGCTACACCTGAAGAAAATATTAAAGAAGCTGATTTTGTTGCTCACTGGGTACCAGAACGTTTTGTTTCTTTAGTTAGTTCTTTTTACAGCGAATCTAAAGCAATTCAAGAACTGTGGAGGGTCGTAAGACAGTGTAATAAAGTTACAAACTTCTCATCAGGCGATAAAGCATTTAATAAAGACCAAGAACTTATTATTGGCTTAAAAGCTATTAAAGAATTCGTTATGAAAATGAAGTCCGGAACAAAAATGAAAAAGGGTAAATTCGCCTATTTCAATGGCATTGTAAACAACTTAATGGACAAGTTCTATTTTGATGTAAATTTCATACGGGAGAAATAAACATTCTTCAAGTCATTACTCTCATGAAAGTAATTTTACATATCAGTACTTTTTTCTAATCACTGATGTTTATTAAAGCTCATTTGATTGTTTATTACCTGGGGTATTATATAATATTCCTAAAAAGTACTACTGCATTCACACCTAATTTAATCTGGGAAATACTTGATTTAATTTTCTTCTTTAAACTAGCGGTTAACCTGTAAGTAGTATATGGAGGAAGGAGAACGTATGCAAAAATTCAAAGAATATGACCTAGCTTATATTTGCTACTATTCAGAAAGAATAGAATTACCAGCCATTGCTGCAGGATTTTCACAGCCAGTGTCAACTAAGGTAATAAATCATATGATTCAAGATTTACACAATCAGGAACTATTCGACTTTTACAAGAGCACCTATGAAGAAATGTTGGAATAATGAGGTGTTGATGATTATGTTAATGAAGTGGGCATACGAACGTTTTGCATCAGATAAACAATGCATCGAACGTGCATTAACAATGTGGAAGGAATGGATGATTAAGAAAAATATGTATACTGACGACCTTGCTGCTGAGGGTACGATGTACGTCGTCAATCATATGAAATTACGAGATCACCAAGTCTCGCTAATCTTTGACTTTTTCGATGAGTATTTAACTTTGTTGAATCACGGGGAAGAACAAGCCGAAGCTTTTTATAAAACCATTATGAGGATGTAATAATCCTTCCCCACACAACATATACTGAAACAGACACCGAGAGAAATTTATATAACCGGACACTTTCCTAAAGGAGAGTGTCTTTTCCTCATATCCCAGCATGTTACTACATAAAATAAAATTAACACGTTCCTCTTTTATAAATAAGTATCCTATGTAACCAGAGCACTCCTCAAGAGTACTCTGGTTTTTATTTTCAATTTTAATAAAACTATTATTTTGTAAAAAAATCTTTGCTATTGTACACCTTATGCTCTAGTGCACCACCAACTGTTATCCTTCATCCATTGCACGAACTCGGACAGCCCTGATTCATGCAATCCCCCTAGTAATGTCCCTAGATCCACCCGCTATTTACGAGCCCGTGCATATTCTAATCGTTTCTTAAATACTTCGATATCCGAGAACCTCCTGTTTTCACGCAAATACCATTTTATTAACGGGTTCTGTTAGTTTGCTAACAGTTGTAATTTAATTGATAAATATAACACAAAATATTCAAACAACTGCCTGAAACCACCTGGAAGCTATGATTTTAAAGGGAATATTCGTTGAATTTCGCTGTTTTTTTGTTTTCTGAAAGGTATTTATTTTTATAGCTTTATGTATTAACATTTAATTATGCTAGAAAATACAGGTAAAAAAGCATAAATAAGGAAAAGGGTTGGGATAAAAAATGAAGACTATATTAAGAAGTATTGTATCAATGGCTCTTGTACTCGCTTTGTTTACAACTTCTTTCGCTGGAATCTCCAAAGCTCAAGAGATTAATAGTGAAGAAGAAAAATTAGTACAAGAAGTAGCTGCTCAATTGAAGTTTGTTATGGAAGAGGCTGCAATTAAAGATAAACACGGAAGAGTAGTAGATATTGATATTGATATAATAGAAAACAAATATGGTAAAACTGAAGAATTAGAACAATTGAGACAAGAAATCCAACGTGTAAATACACCGCCTGGCTATGAGGATCCATTCAAACAAGAAACAGAAGCTGTAGATAGATGTATAGAAAGAAAACTTATAGCAAATTATGTAGAATTTCTATCAGTAGGTTTTTTAGGTTCTATTATTGCTAATATTACTAACAAAGAATATGAATTAGCAGCTAGAAAAATGATAAAATTAGGCGTCAAAGGTAATTTAGTTAGTTTAGCTGGTCAACTTGCATGGTATTTTGGTACATGTTTATATGAAGAAGAAGGCTGGACTGGAAAAACTTGGTGAGCGATAAAAAACAACCTCTTATTTTCTAGAGGTTGTTTTTTTTGAAGAAAATAACCACATCATAATTTCAAAAAATACTACTATAAATAGTGTTTTTATAAGGTTTTCAAACCAATTAAATTGATTATGATTTGCATAGTTAAAAGCTAGCAATAGAATATACAGTAGGACTATAAAAATTAACGGTCTCTTATATGTGAAACTCAAATTATTCACCCCTTAAATACTTACTTAGGAAAGTTACCTTAATACTATGTTAACTCAAAGCGCAATCACTTTCTATTTTTTTCTATATTTCTCTACATTTTCAACATTTCTAACAAAACATCACTTTAAGCATATTTTATTTACCAAACTATTCTTTTGTAAAAAATCATTTAACATACACATAGGCTTCGTTTGCAGTTACTTTAGATACTCCCAATACCAATTTATGTTCATCTAACCTACCACTTTATTTTTTAGCCTTAACATAAATCACCACCAAAAACTACCGAATATGCACACTTGCATTTCAAATATGACATATTTGTTAAATATAGGGATATGTTGGGATTTTTCTTAATTAAAGAAGTACTATTGATATGTACGAATAAATAAATTACAAAGGGGATAATTAATTATGTTTACAACAAAACAAAAATTAGTAACAGTAGCAACTACTTTAGCTTTGGGATGTGGATTTACTTTCGGTCTAACACCTGCTTCTGCAGCATCAAATGAATCTTCGGCAGATCGCGCTTCTATCTCGTCTGTTGAAAAACTAAAACAAACACTTTTTACAGGCTATGTCGTTTCTATCGATAATAACTACATGACCGTTATAGATACACCAACGCTAGAAGAAGCACTATTATATCAAGAGAATTGGCAGGACCTAGTAAATAAGGATAAAGTATTAATCGTCCCTGTTCCTGAGGATAATTCTTATACTGTAGAAGATAAATTAAATGTTAAATTTACAATGATGACTATGTCACTTCCACCTATTGCGATATCACCTACTATTGAAAAGGTAACAAAATAATAGAGTTTAGTTAATCCAAAAATCCGCATTAAACGTTATAATCCCCCTTCATCCTAAATAGATTAAGGGGGATTATTTATAGGAAATCTTCCTAGTTACAGTACTAATAATCTTATATAATCAAAATATATAAGAACTATTTTTGTAAAATATAAAATTTTTACCCTACAATAATCCGTTTCATATAGGGATTCACCGCATTTTCCATCTTAAAATTCATAAACCCCTTATAAAAAAAGAGTTGCAATTTAAAATATTAGCATTTATATTTGAGTTGCAACTAAATAGTCTCTGTTAGGTGAGGCTCCTGTATAGAGAAACGCTGCTGCCCAAAAATGTCGAGAGACGCCAATGGGTCAACAGGAACGGTCGGAGAGAAGGCCCTTCTTAATGTAGCTGGTTTCAAACCTATGCTGTACAGTGCTAAAACTCAACGAGGGAGAGGTATGCAATGATGCAATGAATTGGAGGAATCTCTAAAATATTAATTGAGATTATATTCCAATGATTTGTTTAGTGACGTGTAAAAACCTTTACTCCTTTTTGAGTGAAGGTTTTTTATGTGTTTATAAAAAGCTAAGTTGAGCAAAAAGAATGAAGGAGGAAAAAGAATGAAAAAGAAATCACTTGTAACAACCGCAGCATTATCCCTATCTTTAACAAGTTTAGCTCCTATTACATCATTGGCAGCTACACAAAATGACGCTAAAGAAGATACGATATCTCCAAGGGTTCCAGCTGAGGATACTGATGAAGCTGCAAGAAGAGTTGCTGATGGAAATGCCGATTGGCTGAATGAAGACTATATGAAAAAATTAAATGCTGCTTCTCAGAAATTAGGCTATTTAAAAGGTAGTGAATTAACAGTTAAAATAAACCGAAGCCACTATGGGGATGATATGTTTGACCCTACTGGTAAATATAAAAAATCAAAATTTAGAGGGGATACTTCAATTTCAAAAGTTTATTTTCATGGTGATTACTATAGGGATCCTAGTCTAGACATTCAGTATAATCCAAATACTGAGGAAATTACTATAAAAAAAATTAAAAATCAAGAGTCAATCGGTGAACTACCTTTGGTGACAGAGGTAAACTATAAATATGATGCATGGGAAAAGTATGGGGCGTGGTTTCCAGTACAAGATAGACGTGGTTTCACTTCTACTACTGTAACAAACAGGCATTTCAACAATTTCGAAAAAGCCCCTGAATTAAGTATAGATCATCATACAAATACAACTTCAATAAGATCAACAGATATAGATAAACTTGTCCCTACGGATTATTATGATGTAAAAAGTAGTGCTGGTAAAGTAAAATCTGAATTTGTGAAGAGACCAGATTATAACCTAGGTGAGCAAACAGCCACCATTCGTGTGTGGGATGAATATGGAGAAGAAACTCCTAGTGACCTAAAACATAATAAAAAAATTGATGTGAAATTTGATGTTTTTGATGATACGAATACATTTGAAAATAAAGATTTAAGAGGATGGAATATATCTGGAAAGCCCTATAATTTTTCTAAAAGTCATGAGCCCCTATCAGGCGATACTGTTCTCTATTCCCAGAGCAACCATAATGAAATTAAACCTCTTTTCGCTAAAAAACAATACCAATTAGAACCAGGGGCAACATACAAATTTACTACGTTTATAAAAACAATTATGATGCAACCTGACACAACAGCTGCTGTCTTACTAACATTGAAGCCAGATAACGGTGATCCAGAAAGAGAAATTTTCGCTTCGAAGTTTGTTACATTACCAGAAGTAGACAGCGGTTTCAAAGAGCTAAGCACAGAATTCACTGTAGAAAATGGTGAAAACAAGTCATCATTATGCTTTGAATTTTCATCAAAGTACTCTCTTGTTATTGATTCATTTAAATTAGAGAAAATCAAATGAATTTTTAGTAAGGTACAGCCAACGTAGTAACATAAGACCTACCTTCAAGATTATTTGCAACGTACCAAAATTATTTACTTTCTTTTTATAGAATGATGGTGCTGTAAAACTCATACGTATTCAAAAATGAATACATAAAGAAATCCGTCCTTCGAGATACTTAAAACTATCTCCCAAAAGGACGGATTTACTATATAATCTACTTAGTTCAATTTACGACCTCACTTCATGATATCAACCCTTCTATTTCACCCTTACATAAGTTTCACTAGTGGTAATGTAGAATACTTGTCCTTTCGAATTATGCACCCTATACTGCGGCGAACCATCCACCATAATTTTCTCATCAATCGTAAATCCATATCCTGCATCCACAGTACCTACGACATCCGCACTACTCCAAGAAGGTCGATTACGGAAGTTTAATCCATTCACTTTGGATTCCACTCTCTTACCTGCTACAGAGGAGGAATTTGTATTCCCTTCCTTTTCAAAACGAATATACGATGGATCATTGTACACCCATTGCTCTCCACCGAGATTTAACCAGCCATCCTTTTGCCCCCACACTTGGTATGCTTCTCCTTTGTTTAACTGACGAATAACTCCATATCCTGAACCTGCACCATTACGAAGATTGATACGGTTTCCTTCTATATATGCGACACCTGTTTCATTGTTGGAAGGCGGCACTATTGTTGGCTCATCTGAATGACCACCACCGTTATATGCCTGTTGTACTCTCTCTATGAAACTATCCCAGCGCCCTTCAGCTAACATACGATGAGGGCAGTATTTTCCATTCCAAGATCGGTGAGTACGTACTTTACTAATTGGAATATTGTACTGTTTCATGAGTTGGGCTACAACGATAGCTGCATTGTCTTCTGCTTTGTAATATCGCTCTCCACCGCTTAGAGAGTAACAGATTTCTACACTGATAGATTTCCGGTTACCGGCACCATTTCCATCTCCACAAGCCCATGCATTACGTTCCAACGGAAGGCCTTGTATCGCTTCTTTGTCATCTACTGCGATGTGGAAGGACACTTGATTATCATTTCGAATCATATAGGCAATTTCATTCTCAGCCGGTGCGTCATTGTACGTGTTGTGGACTGTAATATATTCTGGATTCATCGTATATGGACACTTTGTCCCGTATTTATTTGAATCAACTAAATTTTTTCTGATTTCCATTATTTACTCTCTCCCTCGTTCTGTTTACTTTTCCCGCCTAAAATTTCAACTGCATTTGTTAATGGTTGTGGAAGCGGAATACCCATTCTTCCAGCGTTTTCTAAAATAGAAAGCAACTCGTTTCCTACAAAGAAAAAGATAGTCGCTTCGCGAATCGCGCTGTTACTCCCAATCACTGCATCCAGTTGAGCCGCAACTCCAACCAATAAAAATAGCACCACCTTTTTGGCGATGCCTTTGAAGCCCACTTTGCTTTTTAACTGTCCGTTATACCCTGCTGCAATTACCCCTGTGATATAATCGACAATTGCCAACGTCACTAATATCTGCAATGTTGCATCCCACCCTCCTAAGAAGTATCCGCAAAAACCACCGAATGTGGCTATAAAAACTTTTATAAATATATCAATACGATCCACTTTTTTGCCTCCTTTTCATCATAAAAAAGCTTGCCATAAGCACGCTTCGTTTTGTTATAAAAGCCGTATTTTGTTAAAAAGTGATACTTGACTCTATCGTTATAATATAATGTGATATAGCATACTAAAGCGTAAACACCCCACACAACCCAATAGCGTATAAGATGTTGTATAGGTGTTAAGTCAATTAAGTCCGTGAAAAAAGACATCATAGGCACTCCTCCTCATTCAACATCAAACTACATAACTCGCAACCAAATGACACGTCGCATTTGCTGGTGCTCCACTCACAAACAACCCTCCGCCTTTTTGAATCGTAAACTCTCCTGCGGTTGTAGAACCGGAAATAATCACAACCGAAAAGGCAACATCCTGTGGCGGGCGGAATCCTTCTGGAAGTGTTGCAAAATTCACCACGTTCTTGGGATTTCGTATGGAGCCCATTACCGTGACAAGCCCACCTGTTTTCTTATATTTCAGTGGTCTATCTGGTACGTTTTCTACTCCTGTTGTTTTAAGGTTTGTCCAATTTGTATCAGTTGCTTGCTTAATTGTTCCGTCCGTTCGTATTTCTACCTTTTTGGACCAATCCCAGGTATCCCCTTGTTCTTTTGTGGAAGGAGCAAATATCAGCTCTCCTTGTGCCCCTTTATGAAAAATCGTCTTATAGGAGCGACTTCCTAATACAAAGGCATTATCGCTTTTATATTCAAGTAATCCATTTATGGTATCGCCAGCTTTCTTTACAATATCCATCGCATCTATTTGTTTGCTAACACCATCGACACGCAACTGAATCTGTCCTATTACGCCTTTGAACTTTGTATCTGTTTCATCGACTTTCTTTTGAATATACGGTGTAAGCTCCGCAATCTTTTTATTCGCTTCATCTATCTCTTTCCGGTGCCCTTTTACCATTTCTAGCGCCTTATCAAACTCTGAAATATACGTCTCAGATTCTATATTCCCTGTTAGTGCATCACGTAAGGAAATCACCAAAAAGTCTTGGGTGGTCGCTCGGAATGTCTTTCCTTTTTCAATGGAAAAGAAAGATCGCTTCACCTGACCAGGTGCACTAAACACCTCGGCTGGGAACGTATATGTGAAATGCCCCTTTGCGGCATCTATGATATTCACACCCTCTTTATCCCGTATGGCGGTATCATCTGGCTTCACGCACTCATAAAAAACCGTAAGGTTCGTGAGGGGACAGGGCTCACCACCATTTTTAATGTAGACATCTACCGTATTACTTTCCAAATCCCCCATACGCCCCGTTACGATTAAACTTGTATATTCATATTTATCTTTCTGAATATCTAGTACGAAAGTTGTTTTCATAGCGTTGTCTCCTCGTGTTCGGGCAGTGGAGACGTACCCGTTAGAGAGGTATAGCAATCTGTACAAATATTCTTTTTCGCAAATCCCATATCCAATTCATATAGATGACCTCCACGGTTGCATGTTTGTATTTCGCACAATGTAGCAATGCGAAAACAAATCGTTCCGTCCGCAGTTTCTCTCCACACTTCCACTTCACTTACACCCATCGGTATACCAGCATTTTTTAACATATCTGCTGGAACCGGAACAAAAACACCGTCTTCCATCCTCTCTACATCCACCAATTTCCCTAAAAACGGAGTTGGTTCTCCATCCTGTAAACGTTGCGCTTGTAACTCTTTATATCCATCCATATCCCTTATTCCTTTCTATCCTAATGTATTAAAATGCCATCCATCTGTGTTATGCACATAAAACCCAATACCACGGTTCCCATCCGTAAGACGCATATGCCCCCACTGCCCGTTTGCATTTCCTCCCAGATTGATACCTTGTGTCGCTCTGATATAACTGTTGAATTTCACGTCTACAATACCGCCAATATCAAATGTTTTTCGATCTCGCGCTACCTGTATTAAGCCATGATTATTCCCGAACTCGAGCCCATCAATCGGCATTGTTCCCGCATACACTTCCGCGCTTTGTGCTTGCCATTCATACATGGAAGGATATCTCCCTGTTACCAGTTGAATACCTGATACACAAACAGCGGTTCTTTTTGCAATCTCACCATCTGCTGACTCTACTTTCACCACAATGGCATGTTCGTGAATGTTGTAGCTCTTCGGTACAGTAAACGTGAATGCTCGGCGCTGAATCTCTCCATAAAAGGTGCTAGGAGCATCAAATGATACTTTTTCTTCATGCCATATATCGTAATGAACGTTATCACGATACGTCACAAAACAAACATGTAATTGGGGTTTAGCGGTGACCCTCGTACCGTTAATCGTGGCGCACCTGAAATGCGCGGATAACGTGTACATATTATTCGGATAAATTCCGTTTTTCACGGTGGTTTCTGGATAGTTATACCGGTCCACACGTGTCGCATTCACCATTCTTTCGTAGTTGAAATTCAACGTGTTATTTTCTATGACTACATTTCCTTGTGGCCTCCAAAGCCTTCCTGACTCAAAATGACTATAGTTAGCGTTACCATCCATGACAGGTTTCGGTACACTGGAAAAATCATGGTCAATAATGAGATTCCTTTTGGCAATCACTGTCGTTTTCAAGCCTCTTTCATCTTCATATAAGAAATCCAACATTTTAGCATTCACGCCATCTTTCCCGATGGCGACTTTATCATTTTTAAGCCACACTTTATCCGCATCAATCGGGATTCCTTCTTGGTTGTTGTTAATGGCATCGATGATGTCATCTTTTTTTACGGTATCTTTATAAAAATTGAGCATTTTATTGTACATCCTACTGAGCTCCGCATTCGGATCTGTAATCTCTCGGTAATCCCCAAATATATACTTATCTTTTGTCGGGTCTGTAAACGATTCGTCTCCGGCAATCACACGCGCTTCCAAGTACAATTCAGGTGTAAACCCTGTATCTTTAATTCGAATCGTATCTCCTTCATCCACTAACTCATGGGATAAACCAAACACTCGTCCGATTGCTTCCGCTTCTACCTCATAAGAGACTGATGCATTCGCTCGTTTCTTCATCTCGATCTCCATTAACGTTAGGAGGCGCTTGGGTGTCATATCTTGGTCTTCTGTTTCTGGGGAATAAAATCCAAACTTATGTTGCCCTTGTTCATGCCAGCGTTGAAACGCATTATGATCTACGATGTAGGGAATCCCGTTGTTGATGCCCTCAATGGTAATGAGTTCGTCCCCTTCACCTTTGACAAAGCCCACAAGGGCTGTACAGATCTTCTGAGAATTTTCTATCCGCCTAATTCCTCTTAAATCCTTTCCCAGCTCTACCTCTTTCCCTGCGTCTCTCCCTCGCTTCTTCACCATATCCACATAGCGTCCTACAATGTGAGAACCAACAACCTCTACACGATATTGGATTTCTAAATCGAATAGGGAAGCAATTTTCTTTAAAAACGTAAGCGGATCGATAAACGCATCGATGGTCATTGTATGAAAACCCGCGTACTCCGTTCTCCCTCGTTTCCACTTTGTTCCGACTAAAGCCATATCTATAAATTGGTTAACTGTTTGTCCCTCAACTTTTTGCGGTTTAATAATGTTTGCTTTCGCTAATAAAATCCATTCGCCTGATGCATACGTAGTTACTGACCTATCATCAGAGTCCTTTTCCGCTTCAGTAATCACATAGGGAATCATCCGTCCATCACGGACTTCTTTTAAAACGAGATTTTGTTGCATTAACGCAGTCGCTTGTTCCGTACCATCAAAAACCGTAAAATCAAATGTATCAATGTTATTTTTGATTTCCCAATGACGCTTATCGTCCCAATAATCTTTAGACTGAATAACGGATACAATTTGATCTGTTTTAAAATCGACAACATGTAGCTCTCCGCTCGGTGTCCTCATCTATATCGCTCCCTATATGTCACTTTTGCCTTTCCAATATTCGGGGGCATGATTTCTAGTTTGTTTTTTCCTTTATGAATGATAGGGAAGCTGCTAAAAAGGTCTTTTATGTTACTCGCGCTCTTTCCCTCGATGGTGACCAAACTTCGTTCCGTATCTACTACGATCTTGTCACCTTTATCCGCGATGTATGGTAGGTTACCTTGTGTATTCATGTTCACTTTCCATATTTTCAAATCATCAATACTCATGTCTTGGCAGAACATGTTGTTGGAAAATTGGCAAATGCTAATTTGAACTTGAGCGACTTTGCTCATATTCGCTTTTTCTTCATCTACCCACACGACAAATCGCTCCGAATCATCCGTCTCCGTCCCTGGTAAAAATTTAGAAATATACGCTTCCCACCTATTTCCTGTTCGAGCTAACCACAACCGGCCACGATACTGATTCCAAGTAGTAGGATAATCACCCGACTCATTAATGAATACCTGACCCTTCGGTTTTGTACGATTTCCAACAGAAGCAAATCCAGTGTTTTGTTCCGCTTCCCAATGCACATCACTCATCGAAATACGAGTCACATAATCACCATTTTCATCCAGAAGACCAATCTCCACACGCCCCATTTGGTCCCAGTGCCAACTTCTTACACCCACATACGCCTGCATAATAAAGTCCTGTAAAGGACCTTGCGGTATGTTTTTCTTGGCAATACAACCGTGCCAGCCTTTTATAGAAGGCTCTCCCAGATACTCAGGGATAAATCTATATCCATCTGATTTAAACTTACCGCCTCCTACCATATCTTCACTTTTCGCAACGTCAGTCCATCCTACCGTTGTTGACATCTCGTCCCACATCACACGTTGAGTTCGCTCGACAGGGACTTGATTTGCTTTTAATGGATATCCAATACGAAAGTAATCCTCACCATTCCATACATCCAAGAATGTGGATGGTTTCTCCACTTCGACTTCAATGATTGGATGGGATTCTACTGTACCTGGGTTTGTAACATTCGCAATCAATCCTCTACCGTCAAGTTCAAACTCCTTAGCGTGTTTCGCTCCTAATTTATAAGGCATGGGACAAATAAAGGTAAGAACCCCTCGCCCTATGCTCACAAGTTCATCTGGATCAAACCCTTCATCCACTACAGCTACATATGTTCTATCCGGCTCCGCATCGAACACTAATTCTTTTTCAGATTCGGTAATTAACCAGCCTGCTAAATCCTCTTTCACTTTTTGTAAGTCTGTACCTCTATCTATGATGCCAACAGGGACATGCAACACTCTCATTCCCGTCTGTGTGTGTAATAAGCGTGCGCCTGGGTAATGTGGAACCTCTAATACATTTCTTTTGATGGGTGCCCATGCGGGTCTTTTCCACCCTTGTAAAATTTGAATATAATTTTTTCGTTTATTATTGAATGTAAAAGAACTCATTTCAGCATCTCCCTTTCATATAAACCAAAAAGAAACCCCACTTTTAAAAAGCAGCGTTCCTTTCTTCTTCTCGTTTTTGATATTTTCTTACATAACGGAAACTCCCTTTCCCAACGCCTTCACCATCTAAATGAACAGGCACTTCAATCACAATATCTCCCTGTTGCGCCAAAACTATATTTCTATTTGTTTGCATACTGTTTGCCACACTACTATATACACCGTTCACAGCGGAACGAACATCAGAAAAGCGCCCCATTGAATTCGCCATCGCGCTCCGCATATCACCGACTAATTGATGGATAGAGCCTGTAATACCCAGTGATCGTTCTCTTGATGACAATGGCGTAACTGTGATTGAATTCGCCCTTTTCGTGAATAATTCAGGACCCGCTTCACCTGTGATAAATGAACCATCCCCTACAGGTTTTCCACCTTTCGCAAGCATTGGTACATGTGGAATAGTTGGAGCGCTAACGCCTGGTATTGTATTTAATAATTCTGCTGGTGTGTTAAAACCATCAATAAACTTATTTATGATGCGGATAATGCCATTAATCGCTGTACGATGTGGAATAGTTGGAGCGCTAACGCCTGGTATTGTATTTAATAATTCTGCTGGTGTGTTAAAACCATCAATAAACTTATTTATGATGCGGATAATGCCATTAATCGCTGTACGAATGCCACTTTTAATTCCATCCCATACGCCTAATACCGCTGACTTCATTCCTTCGAATGCTCCACTCACAGCATTTGTTACCCAACGGACAGGAGTCATAATGGCATCTTTTAATCCATTCCACACTGAAGATGCGGTGGACTTAATGCCCTCCCAAATACTTGAAAGCGTGGACTTAATACCATTCCAGATACTACTGCTTGTGCTACTAATCATATTCCAAACAGTTGAAATAGCTTGTTTGATGTTATTGAATACAGAACTCGCTGTGGAAACAATTGAGTTCCATAAGCTAGAAAGGTAGTTTTTAATCGCATTCCATACAGCATTTGTTGTAGAACGAATTGTGTTCCATATATTTACAATCCAGTCTTTTATTGAATTGAATATTGGTGTTACAAAAGAAACTAACCCATCCCAGCATGATTGTAAGAAATTCTTCACTGCATTCCACACCGCCATAGTTGCCGTACTTATTGTATCCCATACAGTTATGATCCAAGACTTGATTTGTTCAAAAATCGGCATAACAAAAGCTACAAGTCCATTCCAACAGGAAACTAAGAAATTCTTAATCGTTTCCCATATAAAACTTGTAGTAGTGCTAATTGTATGCCAGCATTCAGAAATAAAATTCTTGATACCTTCAAAAATGGGCGTAGCAACATATAAAATAGCGGTCCAAATCGCTTGTAAGTATTGAGAAATAAATCCCCATACCGCTTGTATGACTGCAGAAATCCCTTCCCATATAGTAGTAAAGAAATCTGCTATTCCTTGAAGAATGGGTGTTAAAAACGCAACGACTCCATTCCATACGTTCACGATGGCTTCTGTTATCCCCGTCCAAATCTCTGTTGCGGTTTCTGAAATGCTATTCCAGTTATCCTTGAAGAATGTTGCAATACCAGTCCATATTTCATTTGCTGTATCTGTCATGCTAGACCACAATTCTGTAAAGAAAAACGCGATACCTTCCCATACCTCAATCACATCATTCTCTATACCACTCCACAACTCCAGTAGATCACTAGAAATGCTCCCCCAGATGTCTGATGCTGTATCCTGAATACCTTCCCACAACTCAGAAAAGTAATCCTTTATCCCTTGCCATATTTCAATAGCTGATTTTTTAATGGATTCCCAAGTTTCTATACAATATTTCTTTATTTCATCCCAGTAGACATAGATTGCTGCGATTGCCGCTACGGCTGCTATAATAGCGGCTATGACCCCACCGACAACTAACGCACTCACACCAAGTACCGCTCCAATTGCGGATAAAGCACTTAAAAGCGAACCTATGATGATTAATAAAGGACCAATTGCCGCAACAATGAATCCGATAACAACGATAGCTTTTTTAGCTGGATCTGATAACTTAGAAAAACCTGCAGCTAATCCTGTTAGTTTCTCAGCCATAGACTTGATAATAGGCGCTAACGTTTCACCAAATGAAATAGCTAGCCCTTCTAGGGCTGATTTTAAAGAACGAAACGCACCACCAAGACCACCTTCCATCGTTTCTTTCATTTCTTTTGAAGTACCCTGGCTATTTCGTAATTCTCCCTCTAATTTCTTAACACTATTAGTTCCTTGTTCTAACGCAATATTGACTCCACGCATGGCTTCATCACCAAAAATAGCTGAAAGGGCAGCATCTCGTTGCGCACCAGTCATTCCTTTTGTAGCTTTCTCTACATCAACTAAAATGCTAGTCATATCACGCATATTGCCATTCGAATCGTACACAGCTACCTTCGTCTTACCAATCGCAACAGCTCCATCTTCCGCTTTCTTCTTTACATCACGTAACATTGCCGAAAGTGTTGTACCTGCAGAAGAACCTTTAATACCAGCATTCGCAAATGTACCTAAAAGGGCATTCGTTTGTGACAAATCCATATTACTTGCTTTCGCTGCTGCACCACTATATTTCATCGCTTCACCTAACATTAAAACGTCAGTATTCGTACTACTCATTGTTTTCGCAAAAATATCAGTCGCTTTTTCCGCTTCACTCGCATCCATACCAAATGCGGACATCGTATCTGAAACAATATCTGCAGCTGACCCTAAATCCATGGCGGCAGCACTGGCTAAATTCAACATTGGTTCCGTTGCAGACATAATTTGATTGGTATCCCAACCAGCAAGTGCTAGCTTTTCCATACCAGATGCCGCCTCAGAAGCACTAAATGCCGTTGTACTCCCTAAACGTTTTGCTTCGTCGGTTAACGTCTTCATGTTTTTCTCTACTTCTTTTGTGGTAGTACCAAGTTTGTTCCCCATTGTAGCTTGTACTTTTCTCATACCATCATCAAAACTAGTGAACACCGCTGTTGCCGCTGTACCTGCAGCTGCTATAGGTAACGTAACATGCGTACTCAGACTCTTCCCCACGTTACCCATTTTGTCGCCTAATTCTTTAACAGATTGATTCGCTTTCTCAGCGCCTTTAGATAGTTTTTCTAATTCTTTACTCACATTTTTTATTGCATTACCATTATCCACAGTTTGCAGTGTACGCCTTAGCTTTTCTACATCTGTACTAGCACCGAATGAATGCTTAGCAATTTTATCTAATGCTTCATTTAATTGTTTAGAAGGTGCTGTACCATTTTTTATTGCATTCGTTAACTTCACTCCTAGTACATTGGAAAACTGATCTACACTTGTACCAGTAGCCCTGAAAAAGGTTTGCATCTGCTTATTTGCTTCTGCAGTCTTCTTTTGTTCGACTGTCACACTCGTTAATTTCGCTTTTAATCCGTTCAATTGCCCTTGTGTCATGACAAGTTCACGGTTGAATTCTCGGTACTTCTCAGGTGAAATCTTTCCCGCGGCAAATTGTTGATTCACTTGTGCTTGCGCGGCTTTTAACCCTTTTAATTTCTCGGAAGTAACAGCGATTTGCTCTGAAAGTATCTTTTGCTTCTGCGCAACTAATTCCGTATTACCAGGGTTAAACTTTAAAGATTTCTCTACTTTTTTTAATTCGTTTGATAATTTTTCGGATTGTTTATTTACATCTTGAAGGGCTTTCCCTAATTTGGTCGTATCCGCACCAAGTTGGATTGTAATCCCTTTAATGGATTGACTCATTTCCTCACCACCATCCTAAAAAAGAGCGTTATAGCCGCTGTATAACACCCTTTTAAAACGCATCGAAATCCGATTGGTTCGCTTTTCTACTATCATCCTGCTTACCATCTGGATTCTTCATGCTTGTATATTCATTTATATAATCCAGACACATGCCAATCGTCATATTCTCTAGGTCTAGCCTGGTTAACTTACAGCTATAGCATAAGGCAAGGAAAGTTTCGGCGGTAATCTCTTCGCCGCTTATTGTCCTCCCTTGCCCGTTGCTTGTTACTTTTTTCTAGTCGACATTGTTTTTACAAGTAATTCTTGCACTTCTGCGACAATATCGAAAACAGGGAATTCATCAAAGGAAGCTAACCAAGTAAACTGTTCAGAAATATTCGGATCAGCTTCTTTCGCAAAAATATAAATCACATTGTAAAGTACACCTGTATCCAATCGATCTAACTTGGTGTAATCCATATTTTGAATATCCGCTAATTCTTCTAGCGCTCCTAATTTTAAAACATCTGCAAAATAGTCCTTTCCAAACTCAGCCCCATATCGTATAGGTGTGGCACCCGTCACTTTTAGCTGAATGTCTTTCCCATCAATTTTAATCGTTTTCTGCATGATTTCTATCTCCTATCCGCTTATTTGGAAGCTTGGGCTTGTTTTGGCACTGCTTTTTTTTCGTATACTTCGTTATACCAATTGTTATAAACCGCATCTGGTGTACCTACTGTAGTAGAAATCTTTGTTTTATAATTATCCGGACGTGGTGAAGCTACTAATTTCAATTCCGTTTTATTCGGCTCTGTTTTATCCCCCTTTGTAGTAGAAGCTACACCAGGACGAGAAACAGTGACATAATACAGCAAATGGCGTACCGCTCTGATATCACCATCAAATTCGAACATCATGGCAATTTTTTTCGTTTTCGCATGTGAGGATTCTATTAACACTTTATCCTCTTTGTCTAATTCTTCTCCTAACACTTCTGTACGAAAATGTTCTGTTGGTTCAGCAATCGTAAGAGCACCTTCATACCCTTGATTGACAGATTCTGAATAGTAAAGACCGTCATCGGCATCGAATGTCATTTCATCTCCTTTTGGATCTAATTTCAATTCAACTGCACCTAATTGTTGAAATACTTTACCATACGTGATATTCCTAAGATCATCTTCTTCCACAATGGCATATCTTAGATTTTTTAAACCAAACGTGACTTTGTTCATTTATAGTACCCTCACTTCGTATGTTTTTTGAAATACCTTTTCTGACTGTATATATACATCTGGACCAGAATGATATGGAATTTCATATTTATCTAGTATGTTCTCAAGTACTTCTTCTACTTTTACATCTTTCTTAGTTGTATATAACTCAATATGGATATCATTTATTTTTTGATGAACCTTATTATCAGCCACCATATGAGGGGAGTCATCCACAAGGAAACAAATATAAGGTAGTTTCGTTGCTTCTGTGAAATGCGAATAGGCCACAGGATAACCTGTCGCCTTCAATATGTTCATCAATTCCATGATTGTCATCGTTTCACAACTTTCTCTACACGCTTCCTATATTCCTCATTGGCTTTTTGTTCAACAGGTCTAATGTGTGGAATACCAGGGACCCTACCGGTCCCATTCGCCTTCACATGCCCTTTCTCCAGTAAATGCGTTCGTTGGTAATGTTTAGCGTTGTGGATGACAACACCTTCTTCCGTCTTTTTCGCTCTCCATCCCTTTCTGTATTCACCTGTTAACTTAGGGTGATCAAGTCCTTTTAAAGTTTTAACACCATCTTTAGCCACTTCCATTTGAGCTTTTTCTACCCCCTCCTCCACTTCTCTTGTATATTGCTGCATATGCTTTACAATTTCAGTTCCTAAATCTTCAATTCTAATCACCTATTTTCACCTCACAATAAAATCCCATGAAATCATTCATTTGGTACACGCACACGTTCCTTAGCAATAATTGTTAAAGTTTGATACATTTCATCATCATTCATTGGCGGTTCGATAATATCAAAGGTTCTAAGTCTTGCTTTATCCTTCAAAATAATTCGCATTAATTCTGTAATACCTGTTGTATAAGGAATTACAAACCGATAAATTCGTGTGGCCTGTGAAGCTGAAGCTTCAATGTACTCCGAACCTTTTACCGTTTTTATCATCGCCCATGCTTTTTTTACCTCTTGCCAATTACCTGTTTCAACTTCTTGATTCAATTCATCTTTTATTACTTCAGGTTGTTCAATGATAATTCGATTCCTAAAACCACCTGTATTCAGTGGTTTTTTGTACTGAAAAGGACGCATATTAATCACCGTCCAGTTTGATTTCTTCTAATGCTTTATCAATGCCTAAACTATTAATCTGGATTAAAAAATTCTTATCAAAATACTCTAAGGCATCGTTATAGACATAACGAGAGCGTTCAAAGACTAACTCCTTAAACACCTCGTCATTAGCAAGTTCATAATCACCACAAACCCTAACTAAAGCTTCATTGGA